GGTAGTATTGTCACATACAATGTGGATAATATTAAACTTGAACAAAATTGTCTTATTGGTGGATTGGAAACACCCACTGACCTTTGGACAGGTTATGTAGCTCAACCCTCGAAAAACGGGGATTGTGGTACACTTCTTTTGATGAGATCAGAAATCGGATACGTCCTACTTGGTTTCCACATGAGTGGAAAAGGTGATAAAGTCATGAATTTGGCAATAACCACTAAAGATATTGAAAAAATAAAGAATTTTGGTAATGATTATTTTGTTGATGCAATTGCTCCTATTTTACAATCAGGAGAAATTGAACACAAGTTAGTTTCATTACACCGTAAATCTGCTGTTCGATATATCAAAGTTGGTCATGCCCGAGTTTTTGGTTCATTCGCTGGACATCGTGCAAAGCACAAAACACGTGTTACTGAAACACTAATGGTTGAAAGTATGCTTATGAACGGCTACAAGATTAAATTCACTCAACCTGCTTTTGATTATCGTTGTTGGCGCAATGCTTTGTTGGATTCTTTGAATATACCAACAAATATTGATACGCAAATTCTCGATGATTGCACCGATAATATGATACAGGATGTTCTTGACTCATTGAGCTCAGAAGATCTTGACATGTTACACAAGTATGATGAATTTACAGCTGTCAATGGTGCTGCAGGAGTGCAGTATGTTGACAAGATTGTAACAAACACATCGTCTGGTTTTCCTTACAACAAATCTAAAAGATACTATCTCGAAAGTATACCTCCAGCACATGATTTAGATCATCCTGTGGAGATTACTAAAGAGATCCGTGATCTTATGGATGAAATGAATGAAAGATTAGCCAATAATCAACCTGCTGCACCTGTCTTCAGTGGTCATTTAAAAGATGAACCTGTGACTTATGCAAAGCGAGATATTGGTAAAACGCGTGTTTTCGCCGGAGCCAGTTTTCCCTGGCTTATCATTGCACGTATTCACTATCTCTCCTTCATTCGATTGATGCAATCAAATAAATTTACCTTCGAGGGAGCACCAGGCTTAATTGCTCAGTGCTCTTCTTGGGAACATTTATATGAATATTTGACGAAATTCGGAGATGATAGAATGGTAGCAGGTGATTTTGCGAAATTTGATAAGAAAATGTCAGCGGTATTTATACTGGCTGCATTTAAAATTATCATTTCCCTCTGTAAAAAGAGTGGAAATTTCACCGATAAAGATCTGCAAATCATGAAATGTTTGGCATATGATGTTGCTTTCTCGTATCAGAATTTTAACGGAGATTTGATCCAATTTTTTGGTTCAAATCCTTCCGGACATCCTTTAACAGTTATTATTAACTGTTTGGTAAATTCTTTATATATGAGATATGCATACACTTTGGCAAATCCAAAAAAGACATGTAAAACTTTCAAACAACATGTGAATCTGATGACTTATGGAGATGATAATATTATGGGAATATCGAAAGATGCACCATGGTTTAATCATACAAGTATCTCTGATTGCTTAGCAACAATTGGAGTTACATACACAATGGCCGATAAAACGGCCCAAAGTATTCCATATATCAATATTTCAGAAACATCATTCCTTAAACGAAAATTTGTTTTTGATCCAACTCTCAAACGAGTAGTTGCTCCCTTAGATGAAGAATCTATAGAGCGTTCACTCACAGTTTGGGTTAGATCCAAATCGATCACTGAAGAAGAACAAGCTTTGGCTGTTATCTCTAGTGCTATTCGAGAATACTTCTTTCATGGTAAAGAAATTTTCGAGCAAAAGAGATTAATGTTCATTCAGACAATTAAGGAATTAGATATTGAAAAATATGTCACGGATTCTACACTTCCTAGTTACTCTGAACTAGAAAGTGAATACCACAAACGTTCAGCCTTGGCTGATAGTTTGCGGGATTAAAGAACCCTTCGGATTTTCTACTACCCTTATAATTAGTAGGACGTGAGTGTGGGACACGTTATTCCCTTAGTATAGGACTTTAGGTGAAGTTCTCAACCATAATCACCTCTGTAGTGTTAGTTACTGATGTTGTTTAAATTTCTCTCTGTGAAAACAACATTGAGGAACATTGTAGTGTATCTGTCCTGGCGATCCCAAAAATCTCTATTTAGAGAAGGTTTGACTGATAACCAATGAGGGAAAAGACTAGATGTAGATTGAGTTTGCTTATTCATAGTCTATAAACAAAATGACTCGCTGGAAATAACTGTTTACGTGGCAACTCCGTCAGAGTTGTACTGAGTCCGTCAGTTACGGACGCCGTGTCACGGGGGTTTACCCGTGCGCTTCAGACTGATGAAGTCCAGAATCTGAAGATATCGAAACCGACTTTACGCCGTATAGTCAGTGATTTACAATCATCGGATGTGGCAACTGCTAGTGAACG